CCTTTTTTTGAATAGCTGAACTTTTTTTTTCCGACCATTGGCATAATTTATTTCCTTTTTAGTTGATTGGTATTTGTGGGAGAAGTATCGCTAGACAGAGTCCCCCACAAAATTTGTAATTATCTTCTAATTACAAAAGTAACTGTTAATGGACAAGTTCCAGTAGAACCACCATTAGTAGTAACTTTTAAAAAGTCACCCTCAATGACAGTATTAAATGCACTTGGAATTGATGTTCTAACATCACCAATAGCATCTCCAGCATAAGGAACTGTAATTCCTGATCCTGTCATAACTGTTGATCCACCATCTTTTGTAAAAAAAGTTAGTACAGCATTAGCACCTGAAACAGCACCTTCTTGAACTGCTAAAATCTTAACAACTTCACCAGCATCAGGTATTGCAACAAATGCAGATGATGCAGATGATATGTCGGCTAATTTTACTGTTAAAAAGTAATCGTTTAATGTTCTCATTGTATTTTCCTATTTTTGATTGCTTCGTTCCGACTTTAAAAATCTTCAAAGACCAAACAAAATTATTAATGAATATTATGAGGGAGTAAAAACCCCCTCACAAAAGTGATAACTACTATGAAGTAGTTAAATCGAATATACCACCAGAGGCAGCTTGATTTCTTGACTCAAGAGTGTACTCAGCAAGTAAGAATTTCTTCTCTGCATCGCCACTTTGAGCTAAGTCCTGTAGTTGGAAATCTCTTAAGTAAGAAACTGCCCACATATCAGGTTGTATTACATAAGCTGATCTTGCTTGTTGGAATCTATTTGGTACAGCAGTTAATGCTCCAAAATCTGATTCATATATATCAACAGATGCTACCAATCTTTTATTTTCAGCTGGGTCAAACCTAGTTGATCCACCAGTAAAACCAGATAGTTTTTGTTTATTGAATGAACCAAGCATAATCATTGTTGGATCTCCACCAGACTCCCAACATTTAGCAACAACATCTTTTAGTTGTGCTTCTGTGAAAGCTCTTTGAGTTCCAACAACCCTTACATCAGTACCATCACCAGTTGGATCTGCTGGAGTTGGAGAACCAGCTGACGCATGGTTAGTGTTTGCTTCAATCCAAGTTTCAATACCAGCAAGTTTTCTTGCAGTTGTATCGTTACCAGTTACTGGAGCTTGGTTTAATAATAGAGTAGTTTCCATATCTCTTTTTAACTCTTTTGAAGCTTTAGAGATTTGGTAAGCCATTTCATTATTTCTACCAGCTTTTGATACTGCTTCTAAAGTACCAGAAACGATCACAGCTTTTCTTGAAATCTGTGTTCTGTTTCCAACTCTAGCAGTAGGAACCATAGCATTAAAAGCTACTTCATCACCCTCAATTTGGTGATTGTTAGAAGCTGCTGCTGCTAAAGCATCTGTTTGCCATTCATGGAAAACACCAGTTGCTTTTGTTTTGCCAATATTTGACATCATAGGTGTATCTGTTGGACTAATTGAATAAATTATGTCCGATAAATCTTCTCTTTCACCTTTTGCATCATATTGACTATATGTGTTTGTTATTTGTGCCATTATTATTTTCCTTTGAGGTTATTTATTGTTAATCATATCTAGGAAAATGCTAGTAGCATCTTTAGTGCTTCCAGATTTTCTTAGACGACTAAACTTCTCTTTTCTAGCTTTCAAAGTTAAATCATTACTGTCTTTTTTAATCCCAGAAGAAAAAGGTTTACCAGGTTTAGTAATTTTTCTAGCAATATTCGGTTTTGAACTTTGCATATTACGATACCTCATGGCATCCCTTACCAACAAAATTATTCTATGATCACTAACATCATTTATTTCATGGTCTGTAAAACCATAAGATTTTAAATTGGTGTTTAGATCTCTGCTTAAGGAAGCTAACTTACTTGGATCAGATAACTCAGGCATTTTACTTTTCAACAAAAAATGTTGTTCCATAATATGCTTTTGTTTTTCTTGTTTCCTAGCAGCTTCTGTTTTTTGAATACTATCGTTAAGGACTTCTTGTTTTTTTCTTAAACGATGTTCTATTCTTGCAGCTTCTGTTGGATCTTCTTCGTACAACTTTGTTAAATCAGCAGAGCTAATCTCCTGGTTTAATTGTTGTTGGGCAAAAGACAGAGCTTGATTTACTTCATCAAACTTTTTAGACAAGTCTTGTCTTTGCTTTTCAGACTCAGTTTGGAAATTCTTTCTTTCATGGGAAAGTTTTTCTGTTTTGAGTCTATAATCGCTATCCCTACTATAACCATTCTTTAATTCATCAAGGGTAACGTCTAATTCTTGACCAGCAACTTTTACCTTGTAGGTGGAATCTTCTTGTTCCTCTTGAATCTCAGTTTGTTGTTCGTCTTGAGATATTTCTTGCTCAGATACTTCTGCATCTTCGCTTATTTCCTGTTCCTGTGGTTGTTCTTCGTTAGAAGATTCCTCATTTGATGGTTCAGGAGAATTTTGTTTAATTTCTTCTTTTTGTGTTTCGGCTTTTTCTCCAGTTTCTTCTTTTGGATTTAATAAACCGAATACTGCATCAGCAGCTTTATCAACATCAGTTTGTGCTTCCAGTAATGGATTGGCATTGTTTGACATATATTTTCCTTATGGGTTAAGCTCCTCTAGTGAGGTTGGCTTATCCTAATCATTGTGACTAGAATTTTTGATTTTTAATATTATTTCTTAAATCTTCTAATTGTTTTGAAGCAAGTTTGCCTGTTTCAACAATTTCAATAAAATGTTGCTCTACTTTACCGACCACTTGGTAAGCTAACCAAAGTTTTTCTCTAGTTTCGCTTTCATTAGCACCAGTATTAAATAAACTTTCTGTATATAAAGTTTTAAGCTTAATAAATGCGTCTTTTAATAAATCGTTTTCTAAAAGTTGTTTAGCCTTGTTCGATTGGGTCAATTCCTTTTGGAGATTGGCTTGTTCCTGGTTGTTCATTTAAACTTTCAATTTGATTTTGTAACATTTGTGACTTGTCGTTAGTGTTTCTAAAATCTTTAATAGATTCTGATACTAAAATTTTGTTTAAATCTGCATCAGCTCTCATTTGTTGTGTATCTATTTGAGCATTGTATTTAAGCTCAAGTTCTTTCATTTTAATTTCTTGATCTAAAAGCATTCCAGCATTTCTACTCTTTAATTCTTTAAGCTCTAATTCTAGTTGTGCATTTTTTCGTTTTTCTTCTGATGCAATTCTAGTAAATTCTATTTTTTCAATTGGTGTAGGAGCTGGTTGTTGTGGTGGTTGAACCATTGATTTACCCATGTCTGGATTAACAAAATAATTATCAACATTTTTAAGTCCAGCATTTTCTACAATTTTTGATAAAGTATTGTAAATATTTTTAAGGCTAACCATTGGGTATTCTTGACCACCCTGTAATTGAAAGGCTTGAAGTTGTCTTTCTAAAATACCATTCATTATAACTACTTGTTGATCGCTTGATCCTGTGCCTAAACCAACACTAATTGTAATATTATATCTGTTTCTCCATTCAGTAGGTCTGACTGGTACAAATTCATTATTTAATTCAACAATTCTTTCTTTGTCTTGATACTTACAAGTAAGTTCAAATATCTTTTTAAATAAATCTTTAATTCCTGTTTCAGCAAACACTCTAGCAATCAATTCCATTCTCATTTGAGATTGGCTCATTAAAGCATTAACTCCAGTTGCAGTTTTATTTAAACTGTCAGAATCTAATCCTTGATTATATCTTGTAACACCAGTTCTAGATTCTCTAACTGTATCTAAATATTCTAATAATGGAAAAGCTTGTTGTGATATTGCCTGTGATTGCATTGGCATCATAACCTGACTAGGTGGCTGTTTAGTTCTTACAACTCCTCCAGGTCGACTGGTTAAAAGGTCATCTAAGTTTACCATGCCATCCATAATGGCTACTCTGTTATTATTTGTTAAATACATATTATCTAACAACTGACGCATAACAGTTGATTTAACTAACTGAACATCTTCTACTAATTCTGAAACTGATCTGCCATAAAATCTGTGTGGCATTGGAATAGGTGTGATTGAACAAAATGGCATATTATCACAAGCCATATTTTCTAGGATAGTGTAACCACCAGTTCCAGCAACTGTAACTTTTCTAAGTTCTGCAATACCATCTCCATCAGTATCAACTCTAATATAACATTCAAATAATTCTATTTCTTCTGTTGATTTATCTGGAGAATCATTGAAAGGAGTTTGGTCAATATCTGAATATCTTTGTAACCTTTCATCATTTAATAAAATTTCATTTGATGTAGGTAAGTCATCTATTATTTTTTGATCAAAACCCATCTCTACTAATTCGCTTCTTGTTTTAGAAACTCTATGAGCTACAAAATTTGCATCTTCAATAGTTTTAGCACTTCTTTGAATTAAAAATTCTTCTGGTGGTATATTTTCTATTTTAACTTTGCCAGAACCATTAGTTCTTTTAATAATACAGTTGTGCATCATTGGTATTGGCATCTCAGGCATTATTTCGCCAGTTTTAATTGCCATAGCTTTAACTACTTCTAATTGAGCTTTAGCAGTTTCATCTTCAAAGCTTTCTTCCTGGACAACCTCAACATCGTCATCTTCAATTAATAATCTATATTCATCATCGCTTAAATTTTGATAAGTTTCTTGTTCAACACTTTCAGACTCATCCCAATATACTTTAATAATTCCATTCTTTTCTAAAAGAGCATCTTTGAACCAAGTATATAAAACTGAAAAACCATCGTTATCTTTATTAAAGATATAGTTAATGTAATTTGTAACTTGCTCAGCTAACTTTACATCTTCAACTTTAACTGGCTCACACTTAACAACCTTTTCGCTTGAGGTAAAAACTCTAAGTAGGTTTGGCAATATGGTTTCAATAGTGTCAGCAACATCTGTACTTACAACCTGGCTTCTGCCATCTATCTCAGTACCTAATGGCTCTCCCATATAGTATTCTAAAGATTTTTTTCTTTGGCTAGATAAATTACCACCCATATATCCAAGAGCATTTGTTATTTCGGAATTTATAATTCCTCTTAATTCTATATCTGATACTTTTTTTGCCATAACTTTTTAAACTATATAATTTGTGTTTACTGGAACTTCTTTTTTCCAATTTGAAAGTTCTATTCCTTGCCCAGCTACTCCAGTTCTAAAAGCATCAGCACAATGCGATGCGTATGAGTGCTGAGGTTTACTTTTAAAAACTTGTGCCTTATCATCCCACTTTTTTTGGTAGGCTTTTAAATACTCAATGCCAGTTGCACACTTGTCTTTGTCAAACCAGCAATTTATTAAATTTTTTCTGACAGCTTCTATGCCATCTTCAATACTAAGCTTAGGTGCTACTTCTCCAACTATGCCAAGATCTAATAAAGCTTCTAATCTTGTTTTAGCATAATTGCCAAGCTCCCTAACTTTTACATCATGTGGGAATATGTGAGTGCTATATTCAAAGCCTTTATTTTTTAAAATATTAACATAGTGATCTAAACCATGTGAGGTATTTTCGTAATAATCAATTAATCTTATTTCTTTTTTGTATCGCTGCACAAACCATATTGCAGTCTGGTCATTCATT